AAAACAATACTTTCGTTCCTAAACAATAATTATTGTGTTTCCCTAATTTTCTTGGTATTTATTAGTAAGGAAAATTCCAAAAATAGAACATTAGGAGAAAAATAATGGCTGAAAGAATTGTTAGTCCAGGTGTCTTCACAAGAGAAAAAGACCTCTCATTCTTACCTGCGGGTATTGCTGAGATTGGTGGTGCTCTTATCGGACAAACTATCAAGGGTCCTGCATTCGTTCCAACGAGAGTAGAATCATTTAACGAGTTTCAACAAAAATTTGGTGGTTTGACCGAAGATTCATATCTTCCTTACACCGCACAATCATACTTACAAGACGCTTCAAACGCAACTATCGTTAGAGTATTGGGTGCTGATGGATACACAGCTAAACCAATCGCATTGGTAGTTTCGGGTGCTGCTGGTCAAAAAGTAGCTGCTGTATTACACCCAACCACAACTACATTTGGTGGGGATTATGTAGGTTCATCACTTTCGGTTGTAGGTGCAAGTGGATTAAATACCGCTTCATTATTCCTTTTGAATTTAACAGGTAGTTCTATTCCAGCTAGTACAACGGTAAGTGCTTCCTTAAATCCAAGTTCAGAAAATTACTTTACAAAAGCTTACGGATATGCTCCTAAATCTACAAAGGCTGCATACACCTATATGAATTTTTCTACATTCCAATCATCATCTTTTGCAGCTTCAAATTCATCTTCAATAACTTTTGTAACCGCTTCAGTTGATTTAACGAACGAATATTCACACGCATCAACTCCGTACATTAAATCACAAAAAGTTGGTGGTGTAGCTACGAACTTATTCAAAGTTCACACCCTTTCACACGGTAATGCTACAAACTACGAGTTTAAAGTTGGTATCCGTGATATCAAACCCGCTTCTGAAGTTCCAGGTTCTGAATACGGAACATTCACTTTACAAGTTCGTAGAGTAGATACTGCAAAAGTTCCTTACTCTATTTTTGGAACAAATATTCAAGACGCAGATACGAGACCAAACATTGTAGAAGAGTTCACAGGTCTTAACCTTGACCCAAATTCACCAAACTACATCGCAAGAGTGATTGGTGACCAATACATTACGGTAGATGCAAATGGTAAATTAACTGTAAATGGTGATTACCCTAATGCTTCGGCTCACATTCGTGTTCAAATGGAAGCTGATGTAACAAATGGTGCTATTGACCCATCTTTAGTTCCTTTTGGATTTGGTGCTTTAACAAACCCACTTAATAGTTCATACACTTTACCAAACCCATCTTATGTTGTATCTCAATCTTTAGGTGGTGTAGTAAATACTAAAGTATTCCTTGGATACGATTACGACTTCAGTACAACTGATAACTTGAACTTCTTATTACCACTTGGTTCTACAACTGCTGTTGGTTCTGACTTTGATTTGGCTACTTGTCACTCAAATGGTTCTACAATCTCTTTAACATCTGATGTAGATGCTAAGAAATTTATGGTTCCATTCCAAGGTGGTTTTGATGGTTGGGAACCAAACCGAGTAGTTTACACCGGAACTGATATTGTTGCTGGTAATACTCAAGGTTTAGATTGTTCTTCCGCTACCGCTGCTGGTACGGTTGCAGTAAGAAAAGCTATCAACACAATTTCAAACCCAGATGAGTTTGATATCAATATGGTAGTTCTTCCCGGTTTCCTTCATAGATTACACTCATCAGTAACCACATTCGCTAAAGATATGTGTGAAGATAGACAAGATTGTTTCTATGTGATGGATGCTGGTGCATATGGTGATTCAAACGCTGTGGTTGTAAACGCATTAACTTCGTTTGACTCCAACTATGTTGCTACTTACCATCCTTGGGTTAAAATCCTTGATACTGACAAGAACAAGCCAGTATGGGTTCCGCCAAGTGTTGTTCTTCCTGGCGTGATTGCTTTCAACGATTCAGTTGCTGCTGAATGGTACGCTCCCGCAGGTTTGAATCGTGGTGGTTTGACTGATGTTATTGAAGTTAAGTCTCGCTTGACTCACGCTGAGAGAGATACACTTTACGAAGGTCGTGTAAACCCAATCGCTACATTCCCTGGCCAAGGTGCTACGGTATTCGGTCAAAAGACCTTACAAGCTAGACCATCCGCTTTGGATAGAATCAATGTAAGAAGATTGTTGATTGCTGTTAAGAAATACATCGCATCTTCTACAAGATACTTGGTATTTGAACAAAACACCGCTGCTACAAGAAACCGATTCTTATCAATCGTAAACCCATACTTGGAATCAATCCAACAAAGAAATGGTCTTTACGCTTTCCGTGTAGTAATGGATGAAACAAATAATACTCCGGATGTAATTGATAGAAACATCTTGGTGGGTGAAATTTACTTACAACCTACGAAGACTGCTGAATTTATTGTCTTGGACTTCAACATTCTCCCAACAGGTGCTGCATTCCCAGGCGCATAATTTGAAGAATGATATATTTATAAGAAAGATTAGGAGAATTTAAATGGCAAATTTACTCACACCGCAGGAGATAATGTTTACGAACTTTGAACCTAAAATGTCAAACAGGTTCATTATGTACATTGAGGGAATCCCAGCATATCTCATCAAAGCGGCTAACCGCCCTGAAATTCAGAATGGTAAAGTGACTATTGACCATATCAACACTCGTAGATATGTAAAAGGTCGTTCTGAATGGCAAGATTTAAGCATCAGTTTGTATGACGCAGTTGTTCCATCTGCGGCTCAAGCTGTAATGGAGTGGGTTCGTTTGACTCACGAATCGGTAACAGGTCGTGATGGTTATTCAGATTTCTACAAAAAAGACATCGTGTTTAACTCATTAGGTCCCGTTGGTGATAAAGTTGAAGAATGGACATTGAAAGGTGCTTTTATTCAGAGTGCAAAATTCTCTGATATGGATTACACAGGTGAAGATTTGGCTACTGTAGATTTAACATTGACTTACGATTACGCTATCTTACAATACTAATTTAGGATTGAAAATTGAGAAACCCCACTTCGGTGGGGTTTTTTGTTTTAAAAAGTTTTATTTTGATATTTATACATAGTTTAACATAAACGGAGATTAAAATGATTAATATCATTAGAAATAGAGATACTAAAATCGTATACGCTATTGTATCCGATGGTAATGTGGTAATTGCTGATGGAACAACAACATACGATGGTGATATTTTCACAATTGATTCAGAATACCCATATACTTGGGAAAATGGATATGAATGTGTTCAAGCAGAAGTTGAAGTACCTGAAGAATGGCATGGTGGTAAGTACATTTTTGATAATGGAACTTGGACACTTGTAGTATAATAAAAAAGAATAAGTTATGACTCAAAATTTAAATGATGACTACTCAAACGAAAATGTAGTTGACCAATTAAGAAAAGAACACGAGATTAAAGAACTAAAAAACTATCAGTTTCCTACTGAAGTTATTGAATTACCATCTCGTGGTTTAATTTACCCTTCAGACAATCCACTTTCAAGTGGTAAGGTTGAAATGAAATATATGACTGCAAAAGAAGAAGATATTCTTACAACGCAATCGTATATTAAAGATGGGTCAGTTCTTGACCGATTATTTCAATCACTTATTGTTTCTAATGGTAATGGTCAACCTATTAAGTATGTTGATTTGGTTACGGGTGATAAAAACGCAATTATGATTGCTTCTCGTATATTGGGATATGGTAAGGACTATGAAGTTGAAATTACCGACCCATTTAGTGATAAAAAACAAAAAGATGTAATTGACCTTACTCAATTTGAAAATAAACCATATGATGGTTCTGCTCAAGTAGCACTTCACAAAAATGAGTTTGAATTTACATTACCCCGTTCTAAAAGAGTTATAACTTTTATGGCTATGACCGAATCAAAAGAGCGTAAAGTAAAATATGATGTAGAAGAGTTGGCAAAGGCAAATCGTAAATTAAAAGATGAAACCTCACGAGAGCTTACCACTCGTTTAAAAACAATGATTCTTTCAGTTGATGGTGAATCTGACCGTAAGGTAATTAATCATTTTGTAGATAATGAGTTATTTGCTGTTGACTCTAAAGCTTTGAGAAGTTATATAGCAGAGGTTATTCCTGATATAGATTTAACTTATGAATTTGTTTCGGAAGAAACTGGGGAGAGGAGGAAGATAGGCCTACCATTGGATATCACCTTTTTTTGGCCTAACTCCTGAATATAGAAAACATTTACATAGTGATATTTTTGATTTGATTTATCACGGAAATGGTGGATTTAACTTTTTAGATGTTTATAATATGCCAATTTGGGCACGAAAATTTTACATAAAAAAGATTGTAGAGTTTAAACAAGAAGAACGAGCTGCTCAAGAAAAAGAACTCTCAAAAGTAAAATCAAAGAGAATCAGATAATACCCAACCTAAATGTTGGGTATTTCTATATTTATATGATATAACACGAGGTATAAATGGCTACAATTAAAGCATCTAAACTTAAAGAAATATTCACCACACAAGGTGTTAATGAGGGTTTTATTGATGCTCTTATTAATGTTATTTCTAAAAGAAAAGCCGATAAAAAATCAAAAGAGCTTACCGATAAGTTGAAAAAAACTAAAAATAGTTTAAGACAAGACTTTATTGAATTTTATGGTGGATATGATAAAATTCCAGATAGCGTAAAAAAGGTTATTGAAAGGTAGTAGATGGCGTCTTCAGCTGATGAAACCAGAAGAATGAGGGATGCGGCTTTAGAAGCCCGTGATACTTTCAGAGCAATTTCCGATATTATGTCGGACCAATTGGCTACTTCTCGTGCGTCTGCTGACCAAATGAATAAATTAAAAGATTCATTAAAGGGGATGGCTTCACTTGAAGACCAACTTTTAGAAGTCCAGCGTCAAAAACAAGAATACATTGAAGACCAAATTAAACAAGGTAAGATTTTAAATCAAGACCTGTTAAAAAGATTTGAACTTACCGAGGATTTGCTCAAAAAAGAAAAAGAGCGAAAAGACATACAAGAACAAATAAAAGATATACAATCTGATTTTAAAAGCGGATTGTTAGGTTCGTTGGGAACTCTTGGACAAATGATAAAAGCCGGAAGCGCTTTTGGCGCGGGTATGATATTAGTTCAAAAAGCAAGTGAAATGATTACTTCAGCGTTTGAATCTACGGTTGGTCTTGCTAAAGAACTTTATACTCAAACCGGAGCTACTGCTGGAGAAGCTGCTAGATTAGGCGGCCAAACTATGGCTGCTATGTTTTCTATGGAAGGTTTATTATATGGTGGTGAAGCTTTAGCTAAAGCTGCAAAAGATGCATCTGACTATTACGGAACTACACGGGTAATAACAGGTGATATGCAGAAAAACATCACCGAGCTGACTGCGATGATGGGTGATGGTGCTGGAGCAGCACAAATGAATGCAATTTTACAATCTGCTGGTGGTAACGCTAGGGAATTGACCGATGAGATTAAAAACATAGCACAAGAATCTGGTGTAAATGCTTCTGAAGTTTTCAAAGAAATGGGTGAGAATGCTAACTTATTAGTTGGTAAATCAAAAGAAGAAATTAAGGTTCTTGCAAGAAAAACGGCGGAGTTAAAAAAACAAGGCGCTTCAATGGAGTTGATGAATTCCGTATCTGGAAATATGTTAGATATTGAATCATCAATTCGTGCTGAAATGAAAGCCAGAGCGTTTGGTATGGACATCAACACATCAGCCATTCGTGAAGCAGCAGCCGCATTTCAATATGGAAATGGAACTGCTGCCGATTTAGCTAAAACTATTACCGACCAAGTTGGTTCAGCTGAAGAAT